AATCTTTTCCGGCGTTAAGGTTACTGCGCCCTTTTCACCCTGAACGCTAGTGACAGACTCTGTGTTATCAATTTTGTAGTAGCTACCACTCCCCGCTACTGTGTAGATAAGCGTGTCGCCTACACCATAATCTACGCCGCCGACTGTGCCACCTTTCGTAACCTTCCAGAAGGTTGGCCGTGATGTCCCACTTACCACAACCGGCTGTGGATATACGCCTGCGGATAAATCAGCAGCACCACCATCCATTAACGCACCCTCTGTTGCTTGTGCGGCCTCCTGTGCTTGGCGAGCATACTCTGCTGCAGCGGCATCATGGACAGCGGCTGACGCTGCTTTCTGTGTCGCGGTATCAGCTGCGGCTTGTGCCATGCTAGTTTTAGCCACAACCTCATCGCGCACCTGGGTAACAGCCTGTGTATTGGCAGCCACTGCCTGCGCGTTTTCTGATACTTGCTGCGTCTTGGTGGTTACCGTTTGTGTATTTTGAGCCACCTGTTCGGTGTTGAGTTGAACAGCAGCGGCATTGTTAGCCACTAAGGTCGTATTTTCTGCAACCTGTAGGGCCTTATCTCTGACATCGGCAGCATCTTCCACAATGCTATCTTGCGCTGCTTTAGCAGCATTAGCCGAAGCTGCAGCCTCCAGTGCTTTAGTCTGAGTGGCCTGCCGGTCCTTTCCCGTAGCTAGAGCATCTTTGGATGCTTGCTCTTTAGCGGCTACCGCGGTTGCCGCCGCATCTGTGGCTATCGTAGTTTTCTGCTCCACTACGACCGTATTGGATGCAACTTGTTCGGCATGTGTTGCTACATCACTGGCCAACGTACTCGTGACTTGCTCACTTTGCTTGGCAGACTCCGCAGCTTTCACCGCCTCACTACGCATACTGTCCACCAGCCGAATGATCTCTGGTGTCAGATCATCCTCAGCAGGCGCCATGAGAAATGTGTTTAAATCACCGGGTAACGAATCAGAATAAACGCGAATTTGCCCTACACGTTCAGGCTCGGCACCGTACACACTCACCGCTACAGCATAAGTACCAGGGGCTGCATTAAAACTGTATTCGCCATTACCACCAGTCACGCACCGATAGGTCGCATGCTTAAGTACTACACTGCTGTTTTTTACGCTGTATAGCGTCAACGTCACACCTGACCGAGGCTTATCATCGGCCGGTTCAACAAGACGCCCAGAGATAAGAATTTTCGAGTACATGAAATTCCCTCTTATCTGATAAGAAAACAAAAACGCCACCCAGTTACGGATGGCGTTTCTGATCTTGAGATAAATATGAAATCAACAGCGTCGATAGCGATAATGCCGTTTAGTTACGGCACAGCCACATCACGCTTTTGTTACGATCGCTAAGGCAGAAACAGCACCTCTCTCGCCAATTGAGCCAGTAAGGCCGATGTTAACTGCTGTATTAGCTGGAATAGTTGCAGACGCTATCCCTGTGCTGGTTGTCGGTATAAAAATACCCACCGCCGCTGTCCCAGTCCAAATGTCATACACATATCGACTAGCAGCCACTGTACCGACTCCAGCACCGTTCAATATCGCTGTGCCTGATGAGCTATACGTGCCGGATGCAACAATAATCTGCCAAGTCACATTCCTATTAAATAGCATTGCGGGGACATGAATATTAGTTCCAATTCCCATCGCATAAGAGCGCACAATGTCGCCCACAATGCTTTCAGCACTAAGCCGCTTTACCGTACATGACTCATCAATCACAACATTCTGGAATAGCCCCGAAGTAGCATTTACTGCACCGGTGATGTTCGCCTTACGGGCATTTAGTGTGCCATCAGGTAGCAGCTCAAATGCAGGTGGAAAAGCGTTACTGCGTATCGTTGCCGCTTCAACTAACCCTGATTTGATGACCGGTGAGTAAATTTCCGTACCTGCCACCAGCCGATCGCCTTTAATTGTTCCCAGCGCGATTAGGTCACCATCCATAAAGAGCTTCGGCACCACCCACTCTCTGCCGTCATACATCCGTGATTCTGTGCGCGTGATATGGCCGTTACCGTCCAGCGCGTACACCGTAAAGACGGTGTCCTTACCGGGCAACATATTAAAAGCTGAGGTAAATAGTGAATTAGCTGTTTGAGCATCAGAAGGGAACACGCCGGTTTCGGTGCGTAGACGAAATACACCTCCGGCTCCGTTCCCCAGATCGTTTTTACTCGATATCGCGGTACCATCCAGCAGCCGCAACTCCCCTTTCACCACCAGCGTTCGCCGTCTGTTATCCCAATAGAGGTTACGCTGCAGCGTGTCTGGGTCGGTAAACGAAACAAAGTCAGCCAGAAAATCTACTGCACTCGCCTCACTTTCTGCCGTGACCGTAATCCCCGATACGCGCCCTTCCTTGTTGACGACTAAGGCCGCCCGATCGGAGAGCAGAACAATGTTGGAGCTGTTCTTTTCCACCATCTGCGACAAGTCTTTCGCCCAGTCCAGCTTGGGAATTTCAGGGCCGATAAGGTTGAGAATATCCTCAGGCTGGAGCTTGGTTTTGATGCTCGCGATCACCAAGGTGGATTTTCCTATCCCGTTCACCGCACGGCAGCCATACCAGTATTCAGTATCCGGAACACACTCCTGATCGTTGACTATCATGGCGCGGCCAAGCGGGTCGCTCATCTCCTCAACCTCCGCACGGCTCATGCCTTTAAACCACTCATACTGCGTACCGAGTGCAGTTGGCGGCTGAACGACAGGACGAGCGGTGACACTGAAGTTAGTTGATCTGAGCAATAAGGATGTTGGGGCGGTTGGTGGTGCAATCGTAAAGGTGCTTTCCGTCTCTTGACCTAGCTGGCCTCCTGCATTTTTACCGCGAATAGAAACGGTATAGTCACCCAGCGGTAAGCCGTAACAGACATACTCAGGATCGGTTGTTGTGTCGCGAAGGTGCAGCTTATCAGCACGGCTCAGCCGCACTTCAAAACTAATCCCTTCAATGACTCTAGGCGTTTCCCAACGCATCTTAATCTGGTAGCTATCACCATAAGGGAAAGCATCAATTTTCAGATGCTCAACGGGTGGGATTTTGCCGCCGAAAATCGTGTCCGGTTTTGGGTCAAACACAGCGCCAGCATCAACCACCGCCTCTTTGTTCGGTTCGTGCTGTACTGCCTCGATTTTGAATTGTGTCGCGGTATCTGTTTTCTCTTCCGTGATTTTGATGCAGCGAAACAGCCGCGGGCGTATATCGTCACGCGAAAGCGTCCAGATATCACCGGCACACATACCGGTTGGCACATTCCCCAGCACAACGGTGTCCGCGGCTGGCTGACTGAATATTTGCGCCCTGATAGGCTTAGCGTCTGCACCAATCCATGTTAGATACGCTGTGGCACCGCCATCAATTCCCGGTAATTCCACCTCTCGGTCGAGCTGAACGTTTTGCCCTACCACCGCTTTAATCCGTCCGCCAATTCGGATCCCCGCATATCCACTGTCGGCAATTTGGATAATGTCTCCAGGCAAATGCTTCAGGCCATCACGGCCAACCGAGAAGGATACGGATTGACGCTCGAGGCGTTCGGTTTCCAATATCCATTTTCCGGTACGGTGCGCTTGGCCGCGAGACGTGCAACCAAACGCTGATACTTCAAGGACGTTCAGCCCATAACGAGCAATAGCCTCGTCATCAGCAACGTACTCAATCTGCGTCTGCCAACCGTTGTCCGGAGAGACGTACTGGACGTGAACTGCGGTGTGCCGCGCCTTGCGCGCACTACTTTGATAGGTAAAACGCCCATCAACGACGTTTGCTTCGGTGTACATCCATACCGGATCTGCTGGCCGGTCTTGAATGCAGGTCAGGGATAACCCATCCCAAATAGGCATCCCGCGAAAGACAGAGGCTAAATCACTGAGTACGTCATAGGCTTTGCGCGCATCGGCCAGATAGACATTACAGGTCATCCGGGGTTCTTTATTCCCGTAACCGTCATCCACCCGTTCATCGCAATAACGGCCAATCATGTAGAGCGCAAACTTATCTGCGCCAAATGCTCCTAGCCGCTTCCCAAGGCCCGCGCGTTCGCAGGTCACTAAGTCATAGAAAATCCACGCGGGGTTATTTGTCCAGGCAACTTTAAAATTCCCCGTCCACAGTCCGGTATAGGTGCGGTTGTACGGGTCATAGTTATCCGGAACCTTTACCAGTCGGCCGCGCATCAAATAAGTTCGACGCGGAACACCACCACTAAATTGCTCCGGATCTAACCGCATCCCGACAACTGCTGTGTTTGGGTACGTCAGTTTGGCGTCGATGATTTCGGTGTAGCTGGACCACAGCGTACGGTTCTCCAGTTTTGATGAGGAACTGTCTGCCGTTAACCGCACCACTCGCATATTGAACGGTCGTGCCGGCAAGCTCTCTAGCATCACCGATCGCAAATAGGTGCTGCGGGTTTTACCGCTGATCACCACTTTCTGCGCCTCAAACCAACTGCCACCAGCCGGTTGTAACTGAACAGATAGCTCGACAGTTGTGCCATACATGTCACCGTCATCTTCCATCTGCAAAAGCGCCTGTACACCAACGGTCACGCGTACGCGGTTGATATCCGGATCCGTAATACTCCGGACCACCGGTTTACCCGCCTTTATCTCAACATCAACGCGGATTTCATTTTCCACTGCGGGAAAACCGGATAGGTAACTTTGGGTCTGCGTACCGGAGCGCCACTCGGCATTCACGCCACTGAAGTTTGCCTCTCCGGATGCACTGATAACTGGGGTATCGTTAAGAAACACACCTTTTAATCCGCCGACCGGCCCCTCGATGGGACCTTCGGAAATCAGATCAATCAGCGATAACACCTGACGAGACTTGAGATTATCCGGTTCTTCATATGGAGTATGCTGACTCCCGCCGCCTTTACCCATCGCTTTACTCCGTTGATAAGCCTTGTGACAGCACCTTGCTACCGGTCATCATTTCCCCGTATAGCAATGGGACAAATGATCCTTGTGCAACGGTGTTATCCAAATTGGAAAAGTAGGTGTTTTCTTTGCCGTTATCGGTACTGCGGCTCTGTAATGTCGGCGTTTTAGTCAGCAATGAGGCCACACCGCCCAGCGCCATCGAGGCACCGATAGTCCCCATCGCGGCATAGACACCGGCAGAGATAAACGAAAACGGCGTAAAGAAAGAAACCGCCAGCAGCGCGGTACCGAGAATGGTTTGAAACCAGCCGTTCTTAGTACCACTTACCACCGGCACAATGTGAATTACCGCATCTGCCGGCAACGGGCTGGTCATGCTCGCCACCAAGTCTTGCTCGCCAATATCATTGCGATTGATGCGCAGCCGGTACCGACCGTTTTGGATATGCGTACGTAGATGGGAGATTTGCCAAGTCAGGCACTGCACAGCTTCAGCGGCTGTGGTTACGGATAAATCAAAGCGGCGACCAAATCGTTGTAAATCGCCGTATAACCGAACGATGGCCATTGTTTATGTCTCCAAACGCTATGAAGGTAACGCGCCCAGAATCCGCCAAAGGGATCACGGCGGCTAAAATGGTTAGGTGGGTGATGCAAAATCATCTGATTGCCCAGATAGACAGCGGCATGATTGGCAGCCGTGCTACCGAGGTGGATAAGGAAAATATCCCCAGGCTCGGCCTCCTCTACCGGTACCTGATAGAAACCTGCATCGACCATATTGTCCAAGTACAACTCGGCGCCGGTATGCCACCAATTATCCGCTCGCTCGAAGTCCGGCAAACGGATCCCGCACAGGTGATAGGTATCGCGCATCAGCGTGTAGCAATCCATTGAACCATGGGCAAAGACACGGCCTGCCAATGCAGGAACCGGCAAGTATTCATGGCATTGCCCTTCACACACGATTATCCATGGGATCCCCATCTGTAATTGCATGTGTCGGTCAGCACTACTCAGACAGGGCAAACCCTCTGGATGACTGTGCACAAGGGCTACCACGCTTTGTCCATGCTGCTCGGCATCAATCCATGCTTGTGGGGCTATTTCAAAGGTACTGAGTGGATCTGCGGCCACGTTTTCACAGGGATAGTAACGGCCATCACTGAGCAAAAAGCCGCACGACTCCAGTGGCTCACATGCCAAGGCATGAGCCAATATCTGCTGTTGAGCCATGATGGATTTACCTGAATTTTGCTGCCGATGGAAAGCCGCCAAACGGCAGAGGATTGTGAGCGCCAAACCGGAGCTTGCAGCTGCTTAACCGCTTACCGCAGCGGTCGCATGCCGGATCTGAGGTGGGGTTATCTTTGATATCAGCAACCGGTCCACCGGTATACCCACAGTCAGCCGAGCGATACTCAATGGGGCAAATGTCAGCCAGAATGGGCCGGCATGGAATGATCGCCCCATCAGTCTCACAAGGTAATGCCAACTCATAAGAAACGGTCTCGCGGCTCTGCTCAATCATGCGCTCTATCTCGAAGCGCAGAACTACTTCTTGTGTCGGATCCGCATTCGCATTTCCTTGCGGGAAATTCACGGCATCCAGAAAACGGGCATACACTTGGCGACGAGTCACTACCGCACCCACCAAATCGTCGAACTCAGCGTTCAGACCGGTAAGAAGGCCGCCCACATTCGCCAACGTGAGCTTCGGTCGATTACTGGTTCCTTTAGCATTACCTTCAAACCCCGAGGCCGAAACCGGAAAGGCCACATAGGTTTGCCCACGCCACACGATAGGCTGGCGCAGTTCGGTCATACCGGCGTAAAAACGGTATACATCACCACCAAAGGCCGTCATGTCTACGTCATACAGCACCAGCAACACATCTTGTTCGATGCGCGCCGTTTCGAAAATCATGGCACTGCTGATTTCTCTCACACCACCACCTCATCAAATTCCGCACTAATCTCGGCATACGTGTTGTAGCTTTTGCGTGACCACTTGCGGCATACATATCGCCCTTGCATCCATGCATCTGGCGGTGTCCACAAAAATGCCCGTACTGCGCCATGGTCAAACAGGAAATTATGTATGGCCGTGATGCGGTCCTTCGTGCCACGAAACTCCACTCGATATTTGGCTAGCCGGTGATTAATCCCGTCCGGACTACGCTGTTCATAGCCATCTCCAAACTTCACGGCGCTAACGCGTGGTTCGTGGTTAGCTTCCATAGCCGAGCGCGGTGCCCAGCCAAAAGTATGTAACGCCACTTCTGCCTCCATAAAAAAAGCCCCGCTAGTTACTCGGGGCTCATTGAGTCAGTATTCCTCCCGGCCTGCTCTCATCGACCATGGCCATCTGAGCAATCTCATACATCTGTTGTTTCATGGTCTCCGACCAAGATGACAACTGCGCATGCAAGCCTCCTTCACCGGACGTTTGAAACGTGTTGTGCAACGTGATCTGTACCGTACGCTGACCACCGCCTAGCATCTGGGCCGTATCTCGCCGACTAACAATCTGAGCCGGCCCCATGACAAACTCTGGCCCCATCTCCCCAGCAATACCAAAACTACCGCTTGGAATGTACCCGCCAGAATCAAACATACCGGCAAAAGACGGTATGTCCGGTACCAAGTCTCCTAGCCCAGGAGTAGTTGCGGTTCCGATGCCACCGCCAAAGCCGAAGAACGACATTGCACTACGAGCAACCCATGCCTTTACCGTCACCTCCACCAGCGTCTGAATCATGGTCTGCAAAATAGTGGCTGAGGCACTACGCATCACATCCGCCAAACTTTGCGTTCCCATAATCAGTCCGGTTAGCGAGTTAGCCGTTCTATCAGCAACCGCATTGATGGCATTAAGTGATGCCGCATGCCATGCTGACTGCGACTTAAACATGGACTGCTGAATCTCCAGCTCCTGTGCAGCCCCTTGTTCCGACATCTGCAGCATTTGATACTGGTATTGCTGCTTCGACATCACCCCATCACGGTAATAGGCGTCATACAGGGCTTTCTTTTTAGAAAGCTCATTTTGTAACGCCTTCAGCGGGTCAAACTCACCTTGCAGGGCATCCAAAGCGCTGACAGCAGAGACTGATTGCTCCTGCGCTAAACGGCGCATCGCCTCCACTCGAGCTCTCGCGACAGCATCTTGAGACTCCTGTGCCGACATCGCGCCGGCTTTTTGCAGCTCCTTGATTTCCTTCAGAGCCTCCGCTTGGTCACGGCGGATAGCGGCCACAGGGGAATATTTGCTCACCAGCGCCAACCGTTCACGAGCGGCGTTCTCTTGAATCAGTGTTCGTAAACTTTCGGTCTGTTTGGTGCTGATTAGCTTGGCCGCCTCGTAACTTTGAATCTTACGCAGCAGTGTTTGCTCATGGTCAGCAATTTGAGCCACTCGGCTCATGGATTCCTCGCGGATCCGCTTAATTTCCTCCTGTGCTTCTTTGGCCGAGCTTTTCGATAAACGGATACTTTCCTGTTTGGCCTTGTTGCTGGCTTTAATCGCCTCTTGCTGGTCAAAGACCGCTTCCGCACTTTGCTTTATCAGTTGGATTTCACGCGGCGTGGCGTCAGTGAGTTTGTCCGTCCATTGTGCAACGTAGCGCTGCTTGTCCGTCATTTTGAGCAGTTCAGCTTCCCGCTGCAGCTTGGCCAAGGTTTCTTCGGCGCCTGCCGATAGCGCCATAACCGGTGAATTAACCAGTGAGATACGCTGCTGCAGAAGGCCATTACCGGTTTTGATGACCTCATTGACCTTGGCTTGCAAACGCGCAGCAATACCGGTTTGCTGATTGTTTTTATCCAACGCAACAAAGTTATCCGCCAAACCTTGCGTCTGCTGTGCGGTAATCATCTGCAGCGTGGACTCAGATTGCGATAACTGCTGATTGGCCTTCGCCAGTTTCTCTTTCAGCACCGCAAGCCGGTCAGCATACATCTGCTGCAACTCCGGAGACTCGGTCAGACCTTTGGCTCGCTGTATCGCTTGCTGTTGACGCTCAACCTCTTGGGCGGCCTCTTTTGCTTCACGAGTCTGAATCTGAATAGCCTGGCGAAGTTTCGCCGCCGCCGCGCCCAGCTCGATATCATTCATCTTTCTGATTTTATCGACAGCCACCTCAGCACTGCCGGCAAAATCAATCAGGTCTTGGTTTGCTTGGCGCGTCTTTTCCGAATAGGAATACCATGCAGCAGCTCCGGCCATCAGAGCGCCGGTTAACAAGCCAACCGGACCACCAACAAACGCCAACGCTGATTTACTGGCATTCAGTGCGGAGGCAAATATCCGCCCCGTTACCGTTGCTTGTCGCTGCACTTGCTTGGGCAGTGGCGGATAAGCGGCCGGTTTCACTGTCTGCCAGTTGGCGTCGGAGTTGGGCGATACGGGTGCGCAACCCACCAGCAATATCAGCGGCACGGTCAGCATCAGCCCGCGCCAATTGCAATTGTCTTTCAGCATCTGCAGCCACCTGCTCTATATCTTTCTGCCGTTTATTCTCAAGCTCACGCATCGCCTTCTCACGGGCAGCCCGCTCACTTGCATCAGCAGCATCACGCTCACTCCAGCGCGCCTGCCATTGTTGATTGGCCACCAGCTCGCCAGCGTCCTTACCGGCTGAATAACGCCAAGCTGATAACCCCCATAACGACAAAGCCACCAGCGAGGTGATCGCCAGTGGCTTCCATATTGCTTTAAACACCATGTGAGCACCTCATACAAATAGCCGATGCTTTTCAGTCCTGAAGTTTGATGATTCGTATCAAACCGAGCTCATAAAATGTG